GTAGTCGTCACACATAGGGCGTGGCACATAGTGCTCAACGTAGTCACACCATGCACATCTCAAAGACCCTGAGGGATTTTCTTGTCCTCAACTCCTTGCTCCGATATACTTTTATAGTGACCATTCAATTTGTTCAAAGATAATGATTTGGATTGTATTATTTCTCTCAGCATAATTGACGATTAAATGTTCTAATTTTAGAAGCGTTTTTATAGCAATTCTTATGAGCGTACGCCACTTTACTTTTCACTTGAACCATCACGCATTTTTGTGAAGTTATCTTTCGTTTACAAATTACACACTTCATCGTCTTAGTTTAGTTGTGGTTGTAAATAATTCTTCATAAACCCTAAATGCAAGCCAAAACGCGTTGGTTGCTAGCGACCCCTGCACAAAACAATCTATGTCCGTGCCGTGCATGGCGTATTTTGAAATGGCTAATGCGAACCCTCCTATTATGTATTTCATCGTCTTATTTTATAGTTAGTTCTTCGCCTGTCAAAGCGTGGTAAAGGTTTTGTCTAAGGTGTACATAGCCCATGTTCTTAACTTCTTCAACACCTTCACCGTACTGCTCCATAAAAACCTTATCGCCATCAGTCCAAATTATAATGTTTTCAGTAATATCAACATGAAATTTTGTTCGGCTACACCATTCCTCTGTGAGTGGGATTGGCAACAAACAAGGCTCATCTCCTTCAACGCCAAAGACGCTGCTATTGCCTTCGATTCTAATTAGACCGCTCTCTAATATTGCAGAAACCTTTACAGAGCCACGCGCCCCTAAAATTAAATTCCCTATTCTCAATTCGCTTGCTTTCATCGTCTTAGTTTTTGATGAAAATACAAATATTAACCGAATGAACGAACGCGCATTTTACCGCGCTTGTTAATCTTGGTTTCCATTTCGAAATACCTAATTGCATCAAGCCCGTGATTCCAAAGGTCAATAGGTTTATTGATTTCGTTGCCGTCCTTATCCTTTGCCCAACAGTAATTTTGCAGCTCCTTTCTTAGATTGCCTGAACGCTTGGTTATCATAAACTCATTCTCTTGCATTATCCCAACCCCGTACATAATTGAGTCCGCTCCTTTCGTTACAGGCTTTAAGGTGTAGCCGTATCGGTTAATGTCAACTATACTCTTTGGTTCTGCGCTATCCGCATAGCCAATGTCACGTTTGGTTATGTCGTTAGACTTCATTATAGCCGCTATGTCGCTATTAAGTAACCCCGTTTGATAGATTACCTCATCGTAAATATGTACACCATTGTATTCATACACCATCACTAAGGTAGTCGGGTCGTTCGTGTAGCCAAAGTCAACGCCAAAACCTAACTTCTTAGCTTCTTTTGGTACGCTGTTTATCTCCGACCAATTAGAGAACACCACGCCTTGAAGGCTTCCGATATTTCCCATACCGTAGACCTCCCAAAGATTAGCCCAATAAGCATTGACTACTTCAGGGGCTGCAATGCTTGGATTGTAAGGCACTCCGTAAGCTAACTTGTAATAGTTTAGTATCTCGTTGCGCTCATTCTCATCTAGCTGCTCGTTATCTTGGAATGACAACTGCAAGAAGTCGCAATCTTCACGACCTATTACCTCCTTATCAATGAAGAACGGAGCGTCTGGATTATAATCGCTAATCACTTTCTTTGCCCTCGATGCAACTTGTCGGTAGCTTTCAGAATCACATTTGTTTACCTCGTTGAAGAAAGCAATATCGGAGCGTAACCCCTTACCTACATCTGACTTGTCCAGCCCTATAAACTTGATGAATGAGCCGTTAGGGAATCGGTATAGTGTACCTGCGATAAACTTTGACTCAACATACAACCCCGTTATCTTCATTATCTTAACGAAGTCCTTAATTACTGTTAGCCGCATCTTGGTCAACTCAGAAGATATTATCAGTATCTCTTTGTCCGGCTTGCTAGCTGCATGGTTAATCAGTAGTATCAGAATTGAAATAGTCTTGCCGCTACCTTGACCGCCACGTATAACCTTGATGCGCTTCTTTAACCCTGCTATCTTACGGAGTGCCGTTGTCTGCGCTATCATCTAACGGGTCTAGGTTTAGGATATTGACATTAGCGTTTACGTTGGTTTCGTTGCGTTCTGCTAGTCCAACTATTCGATTACCCATACTTGCATTGAAGAAACCAAGAAGGACGCCCGTCTTGATATTTGCGTTTCGTTCCATCTTCATGTGCGTAACGATACCCATGAAGTCATCATACAAGCCGTCTTGGTTCTCAATGTATTGATGGATTACCTTATTGTATTTGTTCTTGTGCCATGATGCAAACCCATCCATATCGTATGGCATAGGTGGATTATCAGTTACCCTTTCACCGTCCTTGCCTACATACTGAATCTTAGTCCATTTAACGGATTCTTTATCCATGTCTACCTTGTACTCTTCCCAAACCTTACTCAGTTCTTCAGGCTTCTTAAATATTCTTGTTGGATGCATTGCTCAATTCTATTATGTCCTTAGCTGCTTTCTTAATCGTGTCTTCGTGTTCATCATATCCGTGAATAGGCCCACACTCTTTACAGGTGCAGGAATAGATTAATTCTATAACCTTTTCTTCCTTAGTCATTACGTTTTCCTTTAATGTAATCTTCAAAAGCATACCAAAGTATCAACCCGAAAGTAATCCCCGAAGCTATCATAGTAGCTATTGTAAGCCATGAAATTAACTGTTCCATCTTAAACGAAATTAGGGTGTCTGTAAATCACTTTACCATTGTGCTTGACCTCTGAATTGTTAATCACAGTTCCAGTAGGAATTGACGGTGTAAAATCTTCAGCCTTTGGTAAGTAATCCATTTTCATTTGCCTGTTAAAAGTTGCAATGAATACTCCATCAACGTACAACTCTGAACCCTTCGGTATGTATTTTTCCATCTTATCTAGTCTTTTTGGCAGTCTTTAATATGAATTGTTACTGTGCATTTATTCACCCCATCTAATTCCATCATCTCCCTTTGAAGCTTACCGCTTTTAATGTCGCTTTCCAATTCAAGAGCCTCTCTCTCAAAATACCCTTCTGTCATTATCGTCTTAATTGTAACCGTTACTTCTTTCATCTTATCTAGTTTAGTTGTTTAATCATCAGGTTAGTATCATCCCACTTCCTCGATTCCCTCCAGCCGCAGTCACAAATGTACTCAACTTGAATTTGAGGTGTCAAGGATTCCTTCACGGTTGGTGTAGTCTCGTAATTTAATAACGGGCAGCAAATCCAAAGTATAACTATTGCGTTTAGTTTCATTTATCAGACTGTCCGTTATCTTCAATCACCAAGGTAGCTTTTCTCACTGACTTCGGGGGCATGTTTAAAACGATGTCAACGGGCTTTTCGTTTAATCTTGTCATCGTTTCTATCATGCCCAATAACGTTTTATCTCCTATATCAACGGAGTCTTTCGTTTTACCGTAGGACGCTCGAATCGTTGTTCTGTTCCGGTTAAACAACCCTCCCAACAGATTATTGATATGGTCTGAACCTCCGAGTTCTTTGATAATCACATACCAAATAACGTTCCGCGCTATGGTTAGCTTTCCGTTCCTTGAATTGTTTGCTAGCAAGTCAAATGGAATACCTAGGCGTTCAGAATATTGCATAACGTCCGACCATACTTTGTCACCGTGTTGTTCACAAAAATACTCGTAGCCAATTATCTTAGGTGCTTGCACTTTGAATAGCCTAACCTCTTTGATTAGGTGGTTGCATTCGTCTGAGTTGTTTCCGAGCATTGCCCCGTAGAACTCAATTATTTCAATCGTTCTGTTTTTTTCTTGTTGTGTCATCGTCTTAAAATTGTTTGGATTATTGCCTTGATAGCGCAAAGCGCGTAAAAGGATAATACTTTTAGGTAGGTCATTTGCGCGATTGTACAGCGTTAAAAATATACTCAATCCCTTTCTCAAGCCGTTTCTTTGCTGAGCTGTTCGCATAGCAAGCTGGTGTTTTATACCCGAACTCCTTTGAGATTTGAGCGTTGCCAATACCTAGATGCTTTTTGATTTGTTTGATGTCTTTCATTTCCATATTAACAGGTGAGAATCGTTATCGATTACGTTAAATAATTCATCTTGGTTGCTCAATCCGTAAAGTAGATTTCTTGAGTCTTCGTTTGTTCTTTCGTCTGCATCAATTACCGTGTATTTATCGGTATCAAAAAGAATCGTTCTAATTTGTCTTACTGTAAGTTTCATCGTTTCTGTGTTTGTTTATGTAAATATAAGTATTTACTTAATACGTGGGCAATTTATTTTCAATAATACTTCTTTGAAGTCGGATAAGCTCCTAATGATAACGTAATCGCAACCGACTGATTCAGCTATCTTTTGCCAGTCCTTTTGCGCTTTGGATTGCATGCCTGTTGCGTCTTTCATTTCAATGCACAATGGAGGCAACCCATCGCGTAAAAGAATTAGGTCGGAAACCCCTGCTATCATTCCCATTGCTTTTCTTCGCGCTCCATCTATCGCGTTTTTAGGGTTGTTATTTACTTCAAACAAACGCCCTCTAGTTTCGGGTCGCTCGTTCCATAGCCACATAACACATGACGCTTGTATTCGCGCCTCCGTTTCGTTACTCATCTTATTATATAATCTTTAAATGAACTGTTTTCAATGTCTTTTTCTTGTCTGTAAGACCATCCCGAACTATGCCCTTTCATCCTTGCATATTCTCGTATTGATTCTTTTCCTTTTGACCTGACAACACGCCAAATATAACTAGCCTTATATGCCTTAGATGATTCCAGCTCAATCAACTCAATCAAGTTTAGCGAGCTTATTCTCTTGCCTTCTAACGATGTCGGAACGCTTGGCTTAACTTCAACCATTCGACCTTTAGATAGTCCTTTTTCTTCAAACGGGAAATCATAATCACAATACCTGCAACGCCTAGCAGAAGCGAAAACCATTGAATAACACTTAGGACATTCTTTAACTGCTGCTGCATTCTTTTTCTTTTCGCGTGGTTTGGTTATCTTCCAATTCCGAGCCTCTTCCCACATTCCATGTTGGTCGTGATTCATTCCAAAATCAAGTACAGTGAATTTTTCCTTTACGTTTGGAATTATCCGCGAGCCTCTTCCGCAACATTGAAGCCACAACGGTAAGCTCTTTGTCGCTCTATTCATTATTACTGTTTCAATCGTCGGCTCGTCATACCCAGTAGTTAGTATTCCGCAATTATTTAAAACAGGAAATAATCCCAATTTAAATGCGCTTAGTATTCGTTTCCTTTCTTCGCTTGGTGTTTTCGATGTAACACATTCGGAAGCAATGCCAGCATCATTAAACGCCTTAGTCATTTTTTCAGTATGAAGTATATTCACATTAAAAACTATTGCTTTCGTTCCGTTTGCCTTTTCCCTATACTGTTCAATAACACCATCGAATAACTGTTGATTGTCATAGTGTTGCAATAGGCTTGCATCCGTGTATTCACCTGCTTTTGTTTTCAGGTCGCTCAAGTCGGCTTGCATTTGAAACGCGCGGCATTGTGATAAGTAACCTTGCTCAATCAAATCTGGAATGTCGATGTTTTGAACTATGTCTGTATAGTGCTTGTAAAAGTGCTTTCCAACAGGCGTGGCAGTTGCTCCTATTACTCTAACATTAGGAAATAGTTCAAGTATTTTGGTGAAATTTCCACGATGCGCCTCGTCTATTATTATCAACTCTGGGTAAATCTCTGCACCTTTTGATATTCTACGTTTCAAAGTTTCTACCATTCCAACAGAAACCTCCGCCATTGGGTCAATAACTAAGTTTCCTTTTGGGTGTATCATTTGAGGTGTTACACCTACTCTGTTCATTGCCTTAAATGTTTGGTCAAAAAGTTCCGTTCGGTCTGTCAAAACCAAAGTCCTTGTTCCCTTAATAGCAGCTAGTCGTACCATTTCAGAGAAGACTACCGTTTTACCGCTGCCAGTTGGAAGGCATAACACTACTCTTTTATTCTTACTAACGAAGGAGGCACGTAGCTGATGTACTGATTCGTTTTGGTATTTTCTTAATTCAATCATTTTATTGTAGTAGTATGTAGTAGTCTGTAGTAGCTTATTAAAAAATGAAGCTACTACGTGTTTTCTTAGTGGTGGCGTGGCTTACAGCCGTTTGTAGTAGTGTAGTAGTAACTAATCTTATTATATTATATAGGTAGTACATCATCATCATAATTTTATTTTTTCACGATTCTGAAAACATCGCAATAAGTGCAAACTACACTACTACATTAGAACGGCACATCGCTCTGAATGTCAATGGTGTCGCGGCTTTCATGCGTAGTAGCGTCGCTATATTCTAGTTTCACAACTTCATATGCTTTTACTGGATAGCCGCCTAATCGCTTACTTGTAGGATTTCCGAAAATTCTCTTTAGCTCAATACCAAAACGCTTAGCACCTAAAATTTTCTGCCTAGTTCTAGTTTCTATGACATCTTTAATTGCTGTAGATGTCATAAAAGTGGAGTAGCTACCTGCTTTTGGTGGTGAAAAGTGACCTAGTATCAACTCCCTCTCAAACGGTGTAGTTTCAAAATCAGTACCCATTGCATCTAAGTCCGCTAGCTCGGACTTATTTAATTGCCATTCTTCACCACTCTCAAATGCCCTAACACACTCCATGAATAACTCATCCTTATCAATTGCATTGAACGCTTCGTGATCAATAGAAATAACACGTATTGGAAGTATTCTAGTGTTACCTGTCGGGTCGTTAATAACGTCCTCCGCGTTAGATGTTCCGCAAAGTATTGCCAGCCTTTTGTAATCTTCATTGTGCCTACCGTATGGAGCGCGAAGGCTGAAAGTAGATTTGCTTGTAAGTTCTTTAAATCTCTTTTCATCCTGCTTTGACTTGCCGCCCATCTCATCATCCATTACCCAAAGTTTTTGACACATTAGAATGTCATCATCTTTACCGGCATCTAGTTTGCTTTCAGCATAGTATTTTTTCAACGATGAAGGAGGTAACCTACGAAACCATTCTGTTTTTCCCGTGTTCTGACCACCAACTAAAGTAAGAACTGACCTGACTGGATTCCCGTTAATGGCTGCTATCCAACCAAGACACCACTTACGAATGAAGACATCAACGTGTGGGCTATCAGTGTTAATTGTACGTACCAGCGAATCAATATGTCCGCGCCCGTTTCGGTATCTGTTTCTGTCTATGTATTCGCTCATTGGGTTAAATTCATGCGTGAAATCTGAAAATATTATACGTTCTATCAGTTCATAACTAACATCTTTAGTATTGAATAAACCACGTGCACGAAGGAATATAGTATTTAACCGTTCTTTGGTTACCTCTTGCCCGTTTTCTTCCAGTTTTTGCGTAATGTTGTTTTTACGTATAGGGTGATTTTGTCGCATAAACTCCATTAAGCCCTCAATTATGTTTTCAGGGTCTGATGAAACCTTGTTTAGGTCTATATCATCACGCTTATATACCTCATTAGTTAACGCCTCTGCTTGTTCCCGTGGTATTCCTTCTATTTCAACTAACTGCTGAACAACACCTTCTACATTTCTATTTGCTTTCTTGCCCATGGCGGCAACTTGCACCGCTCGATTATTAGTTGTTGGCGCGTGTATTCCTGCTTGTTTAAGCATCCAGTAGAAAGTACCAACAGAAACCTTTGAACGTGGAGCTGTTTTTAGGCACTCAGTGTATTTCTTTTCAGCTTGTGTACTGTCATATTTTGGTGATGTCGCGCAAAGGGTATGGAACATCGCTCGACCTTCTTCGCCAAACCCTGCCGCAATAGACAACCCTAGACGTAAGTAGCTTTCATAATCTGGAGCAATGTCATGACCTTGTTGCGCACATTCAACACACATATCAGCGGCAACTGATTGAGGTAAAACTAGAGGCAAACTTTGATGCCTCGCTTTTGGTTCTGCTTTAGTTCCTGATTTTTTGGAACGGTCGTTAATGAATAAGTCTGGGTCAAAAGAAACGAAACGCAAAGAAGCTACCGATTTAGGAGCTTCATCAACTGCTATACCATAGGTCGCGAAGTAGTAGTTTGACAACCACCTGTAGCTTTCCTTATGCTTATCGGGGTTTACTTTAGCAATTACTACAACACCTTTACCGCTTGCCGAGTAAAATAATGAGTATGTGTAAGGGTCAGCAAGTAGCGCACTTTTGTCGTTATAGTTATCAATATCAACAGCAATAAATCCACTATGCTCAATAAGTAGTTCCGCTTTTCGTTCCTTGAAAATACCAGCAACGGTAACAGACGGTACATTCTTCTTTGCGTTGTCTCTTGCTTTCTTGTCCGCTATTGACCTAATAGCATTTATTTGGTCTTTCCATGCCCCGTATTTAACCGAGTTAAGAAAGTCGGATAAAGTGATTATTTCATCGCAAGTATGCGGTTTTCCTTTCGATGGTAGTCTTTTGAATAAACTAATTTTTGTCATTTGTAAATCAATGCCGTAAGAGGCCATGCGACAACATGGAAAACGGGGGTCGATAGGTAAACCGCGACCGTCTTACTTCCTCTTACGAATGATTTTAAAGTTTTCATACGCTATCTTTTTACTCAGTGTCCGTGTCATAGGACGGTGTAAATATACGTTTTATTTTTCAATCCGGAATGCGTGGGCTAAAATAAATTGTTTACAAATTTACTTTCTACTGTTACTATTGTATCGTTTCTAGTTCCACCATGGGGAACAAGTAATATTTCAATCATTTCAAACCCCTGTTCTTGCCAAGTCCACCGCTACACCATCCACAAATTAAGACAACACCACCAGTTTTTAAAATTCTAGCAACCTCGTTTTTGCAGTCGCTCCAATAACCCATGTTTGAAACGCTGCGTTCTAGCTTATCTTTACCATAACTGTTGTAGCATTCAGCAGCTTGTGTTATTGAATAGGGAGGGTCAAACAAAACCAAATCAGCACATCCCGTTTCCATTTCTTTTAAAAATGAAAGCGCATCGAGATTGTAATCTGTTTTAAACTCATCATTTAAATCGTTTGTTATAGTTCCGTACTTGCTTTGATTAGCAAATGGGTCTATAATAACATCACTTGTAAATACATAACGCTCTACTATTTCCTTTATAGGTTTGATTGTAAAGGTTAATTTATTAGGCATTGCCCATGTTCTATTTATTCTCATTCCGCTTTATTTTTACCAATTTTCCAGCACCCATATCTCCGCTGCAATAGCTTCAAGTTCCTTGTGCGCTAACTTGTATGTCTCAGCGTGTTCAAGTGCGCTCATGGTCTTCGTTCGTGGTTTCATGCTTGCTATTACTTCGGTCTGCTTGTCCTTCAATAATTGCTTGCAGATTATCATTTTGATGTGGTTCATTAGAATAATTGTATTTGTTGTTTATGTTGCTCGAATCGCTTAACCCCTGCCGCGTGGTAGTCTGCATCCAACTCCCACAAATCAAGGTCGTACTTAAGGTTGTGGCATGCTAGGGCTATCGACATCGAACCGCCGTGAGTGTCGAGTATCTTGTCACCTTCTTTGGCGTGTTTAAGCAAACAGTATTCATATAATGAAGGTGGCTTCTGTGTTGGGTGGAATTTTTCAGACTTATTTTTATAAGCACTATACCTAAACATTTTGTTTGCTCCACTAAACGAACTCCAAGCGTACTCGCAATCCGAAAAAGAAAGCCCCTCTGGTATCTCTTTATCCCAAAGAATAAACTGTTTGCACGGTGGTAAATCAAAGTAGTTTCCACCCCAAATAATTTGATTCTTTGAAACCCTAAACAGCTCGGTAAAGTATTCTTTTGTTGGTGTTGAACTATCCCAGTCTTTTGCTTTCCACTTTCTGTTTTTAGCTTTGGACGCTTTAGGTGTGTTACCTATCCCCATTTTCATATTGGCTAAATCAATCCCGTAAGGCGGGTCTACAATAGCCAACTCGTAAGCGTTGTCCTCCATCCCCCTCATCGCCTCCAGACTATCGCCCAAGTGCAGATTGATTGTGCTTCGGTTCATTCGATTAGTTCTATTGATTTCTTCGCCTCTTTAACTAGATGCTTTCCCTTGTCAACGTGACCGAATAGATTCCAACTCTCACCTAAACCGTTAAGCCAGTTTTCTATTTCCGTTAAATTCTCTATCGCTTTATTCATTCCTTCAATTTCCAAATTGAAACCATGCGCCCGTAGTCCCCCATAATCTTTGAGTTACTTTGGGTTATCATCCCCGCACTTGAGAGGTTGCTAAATGCGCGCCTAATTGAAGTTATTGGCACGTTGCCATACTTAGTTGGGTTGGTAGCTTGTAGGTAATTTAAAACCTGCTCAGGGGATAGCATCCTGTTTGCATCCTTATGGAATAACTGAAGAACGTCTTGCTCCTGCTTGTTCGCTTTTCCCTCACGTTGTTTGAGTTCCGAGCCTAGACTATCGGTTGTGTTGTGGTAAGACTTAGCCGTGTCGATTCTCTCGCTAGCCGTGGCTAGGAATTTAAAGAAATCTTTCATTTGTTTTTAATTGTTAGTTAATCTCTTGTCTGCTCGGC